ATGATGCGGCTCAGATAATCGGTACTTCCTTCGAGGAAGGTTCTGGTTCTCCTGACGTTTTCTCAACAGAGCTTGAAGATAATTATGGGTATACCCAGATTTTCAAGACAGCCGCCGAGATGACAAACACAGCGTATGCAACTCGCTATCGTGGGTATGCAGACGAGTGGAGCAGACTATGGGCTGATAAACTACGTGAGCATAAAATTGACATTGAAAGAGCTATGCTCTTTGGTCAAAAAGCTCGTCAAGGCGGTATTCAGTATTCTGAAGGCCTTATAGGTCACATTCTTAAAAATGTGAATCCAGTTGTAAATACAGATGACTTTAGCTATAGCTCAGGTAGTTCATACTATCGAAGCGTTGCACAGGAAGAAATGACTTACGATAGATTGCTTAGCGATCTTGAAGTAATCTTTGATCCTGCTCGTGGTGGTGCTTCTGACAAGCTAGTCTTGTGTTCCTTACCAGTGATTACGTTTTTTAACAAGTTAGGCGATGGAAAATTCTTAGATGCTTCTATGGGTCATTCTGCTAATAATTACAGAATGGACATGACAACTAGGAATGGTGCTTTCGGTCACTCCGTAATGGTAATTGATACTATTCACGGAACACTTAACCTTGTTAAAGAGCCACTTTTTAGAGGAATTGCGGCTGGTTATATGCTAATGGCTGACATGAGTCAAGTTTCTTATCGTCCTTTGATTGGAAATGGAATTAACCGTGATACACAGGTTATGACCAACGTTCAAGGTGCTGATGAGGATTTGAGAAAAGACATGATTCTAACCGAAGCTGGTTTAGAAGTAAGTCTTTCTGAGTCTCATGCTTTGTTTAACTTAGAACACAATTAAGGAGTTAGATAATGAAAACAGCTAGTTTAAATGCAAATAGTTCAAGCTTCCAAACTGGTGAAAAAGCGTTTCAAAAAATAGACAACTCTGCGGCAGTGGCAAGAACACTGACTGCGGCTGAGTCTGGAACTCTTTTCGCTGTAGATATGTCTACGGTTGACAATAACGTAGCTTTAACCTTGCCAACGGCATCTGATGCCATAGCAGGTTGTAGCTATGACTTTTGTTTTACTGTTAACTGTGACGATGATGCAGACTTTAGCATAACAACTGGAGCAAACGGAACTGATATATATGGTTACGTTGTTGCAGGTGCGGCTAATAGTACAGTAGACGATGTTGATGGACTCTCAAAAATAACCGTAGATGGTTCTGTTTCTCAGGCTATCGAAGGTTTAAGAATGACTCTTATCTGTGACGGTGTGAATTGGCATCTAAGCGGATATATTCCAGTTGCTATTGGAACAGTTGTTCTTGTTGAGTCAGCAAGTGCTTAATCCGAATACATAAGGATAACAGTTTTAGGTGCTGTAGGGGTTATCAATAAAAGGTAACCCCTAAAACCTAAAAAGGATTAACTATGAATAAGTGTATACATTGTAATAAAGAAAATAAAAACAACTGGTTTTACTGTAGGTCTTGCGGAAAGAAAGCTTCTGAAAGTAAATTTACTACTAATATGTGGATGACATCACAGATGGGAAAGAGAACAGATGTAGAGCTATCAGTACAGTCCATATCTGAAAATACAACTAAGATGAGAAAGAATTTAGGTTATGGCGGTTAAGAAGAAAGATTCAAGATTAAAAAGAGCTGGTGTGGCTGGGTTCAATAAACCTAAGCGTACTCCGGGTCATCCTAAGAAATCTCATATTGTGGTTGCGAAAGTAGGAGATAAAATTAAAACAATACGTTTTGGACAACAGGGCGTAAAAACAGCAGGGAAACCGAAGGTCGGGGAATCTGCAAAACAAAAGGCAAGACGTAAGTCATTTAAAGCTAGACATGCTAAGAATATAGCTAAGGGAAAAATGTCAGCGGCTTACTGGGCTAATAAGGTAAAATGGTAATGAACAAAAAAGTAAAAGCTCCAAAAGGTTATCATTGGATGAAAGCTGGAAGCGGTTATAAGCTAATGAAGCATAGTGGTGCGTTTAAAAAACATAAAGGTGCAAGTCTTATGGCTGATTTTAAAGTTCAGATGAGGCATGCAAAACCTAAGAAGAAAAAGTAGTGGCGACAGCAAAAAAAAGAGATCCTGCCAAGTGGGCAAGAGCAAAGGCAAAAGCAAAAGCTAAAATGGGTGGTAAGCACTCTGCTAGGGCTATGCAACTTGCTGTAAAGTATTATAAGGATATGGGGGGAACATATTCTGGTAAAAAGTCATCTAAAAATAAACTATCTAAATGGTCAAAGGAAAAATGGGACTATGTTAGTAAAGGTGATAAAAAGAAACCAAAGAAGAAACGTGGTCGTTATTTACCAGAAACTGTTAGGAAAAGTTTAACCAAAAGTCAGAAAGCGGCTACAAATAGAAAGAAAAGAAAAGCTACAGCATCTGGAAGACCCAAGGCAAAGTATAGTAAAGCAGTAGCAAGAAAAGTGAGGAGAGCTAAGTAATGGCTACATTTAAAGCACAGGTAGAAGGATTAACAAGTCTAAGTATAGATGGCAGTAGTGCACCAACACAAACTGAGCTAACTCAATTCTTAACAGATGGTGCTAAAGAGATTTTAAATACGTTACCAAGATCAAAACAATCTTTGTTTACAACTTCAAACGATTTAAACAGTAGCAGTTCAAGCCTTACGCTTTTGGGTTCCGAGGTGTTTAGTGTCACTAGAGACGATGGTACGATTAATCAACCATGTAGAAAAGTACCTCCTGAACTAAATGGACGTATCAGAGATGCTGATGATATGATGGCGGCCACCACTACAGACCCCGCTTACTACGTTACAAATAATATTTTAGTTGTCGTACCTTCACCTACTAACGCTCAGAACGCTCATGTACATACACTGAATTATCCTGCGGTTGCTTTTGGTGACAGTGCTATTGCTAAGTTTCCAGACGATGCTGAGTATTTAGTTCCTATTTACGGTGCAATAAAATCGTTGCAAAATTTAATGGCTAGTAAATCTAGCAATTCTGATGTGATAACTGCATTAACTGCTATCAACACAGAACTAGATGAAACTCAAGCTATATGCGATTTAATTAATACTCAAGTTGACGATGCTGTTACGCAACTTGGAGAGTCAGCAACTCAAGTTGATTCTGATGTAGATACAGCATTAACGGCTATTAACACTGCGGCTGATAGAATAAATGCGGCTGTGGCTTTAGCTAATTCGGAATTTGACTTAGCGGTAACTTCGGCCAACTCCTCTAATGAAGATGTAGAGCTGGCATCTAGTCATGTTCAAGTTGGTAATGGTTTTTTAGCTGAGGCTAATGCATCTGCAAATGAAGCACAAACATTTTCTAATGAGGTTAATGCTAGAATGGCTCAGGTTGGTGGTTACAACCAAGTAGTAAGTGGCTTATTAAATGCCGCTCAAGGTTACTCTAGTGAGATACAGGCCAAGATTAATATTGCTCAGGCGTATGGAAACGAAGTTCAAGCAAGACTAGCGGCTGATGCAAGTGAGTATGGTAAGTATGAGAAACAACAAGCTAAATTACAGGCAGATTATGATAAAGGAATACAGGCGTTGAAATAATGGCAATACATTCTTTAACAGTAAAACAGATTATCAGTAGGGTTAGACAGGTTTTTCCTGATGCACCAGAAACATATATTATGTCTTTAATTAATGATGCTATTAATGAGCTTGGTCAATACTCTCAAAAGTCAATGTCTGCAAAGATTAATATAGTAGCAAATAAAACATTTTATGACTTGTCTGACAGTGCTACGGATTCATCTAGTAACGCTATGGGTATTAATAAAGTTCACAGGGTAGACATTATGGATAATGATGATGACTACATTAGAGTACCAAGAGTTTTAGATGGCGAGCCTCTTATGTTTGATATTGCATCAGAGTCAGCAATAAAGGAGCCTTCATAATGGCAAGTAATATAAAGTATCCAGAAGATAAGGTTTTATATTTTATTAGAGGAGATCATCTAGGTTTAATTACGACATTCTCTTCAACGGGAGAGTCAAGAACAGAGAGAAAGGCT